GGATATATTTAAAGTTTTTGATAAAAAAGCGGCTTTACATTTAAATTCCACATTATTTTATACGGATATACAACATACAATACCTCCTCTAAATGAACATACAACCCAAGCACACGCGTATTATTACCGAAAATTCCCGCATACTAAGGTAAATAAAATGATACCTATTGGGAAACACCTAGAACGTTGTAATAATAAGTACCGCGAAATAATCGGTTTTTCTTCGCAAAAAACTAATCCATATTTTGACGATATATTATTGCCTGTCTTACATGAATTAGAGAAGAATGCATTAAAATTTAATGACAAGTTTGACGACTACTTCACATTAAAAAGTAAAAAATTCTCCATAAAAGAAAATCATATATACGGATGGTATAACCCATATACTACAACCGGGAGACCTGTAAATAACTTTAACGGATTAAATTTTGTTGGACTAAAACACGATAATGGAGAACGTGATTGTTTCGAACCAGACAATGATTTTTTTGTAGAAATGGATTATGATGGTTATCATCCCCGCCTAATAGGCGATATAGTCGACTACCAGTTCGAGGGTAACGTACACAACGAACTCGCACAAATTTATTTTAAATCCAAGGAAATTACACCACAACAATATAAAGAAAGTAAAACATTAACTTTTAAACAAATATATGGTGGTATAGATAAGGCGAACTTACATCATCCTTTTTTCTTTAAAACACAGAATTTTATAGATATTATTTGGGAAGAATTTAATAAGAAAGGATATATAGATGTAGGAAATTATAAAATAAAAAAAGACGACCATCCTAAAATACATTCCCAAAAATTATTTAATTATTACATCCAAGCTACAGAAACACACACTAATATTTTTAAAATAAAATCAATACAAGATTATTTAAGAGATAAACAAACAAAATTAGTTCTTTACATATATGATGCATTTATATTTGATGTATCAAAAACAGATGGTAAACAAACATTAATTGATTTAAAAAATATACTTAATGATAAATTTCCTATAAAATTAAAAACAGGAGTACATTATGGGGCTTTACAGTAAATTTCATATTTATGACTGGAATTTTCCAATTATTTATGAACAACAGATTATATTGTACTTTTACAACATTAGATGCTTATGAAGAAGTAGCAAATACTATTCAAACATCTTATGTTATTCTCTTTAATAAAATTTTTGTATTAGAAAGTTTGGATGGGGAAAAAATTATGCTTACATATAATGTAGATATGAATAATTCGGCAAAAGATTCTATGGTAGATAATACTATTTTAGTACATAGAAAAAAACAAACAAACACTTTATATACAATTAATGCGCTTAATGAATTAATAAAGAGTTTAAATAATGGAGTTATAGATAAATCATTTGCTGTAAATTGGAATGATTATAGAAATTGTATTTTATTAATACAAACAGAGGGTTTTAATCGTATAGATACGAAAATAAAAGAAATCATAAATCTTTCATGAAAAAATCTGAATTAATAAATATAATAAGGCAAGTAATACTTGAAGAAAAAAAGAAAGGCCTTGATGGTAAAGTATGTTGGGATGGTTATAAACTCCAAGGTACTAAAATGAAAGGGGGTAAACGAGTTGACAACTGTGTTAAAATGGAAGAAGACTTAACTGAAAAAAAAGGCAAATGTAAACCATCTAAAGGTAAACGTTTTGCTAAAAGAGTAAATGGTAAATGTAGATCGTATGGTCAAGCAGGTAAAGCTAAAAAAGGGGGTGATCGTATAAGACCTGGAACTAAAAAAGCACACGCATATTGTGCTAGATCAGCTAAGATTAAAAAATGTAAAAATCCACCTTGTGCAAACACATTATCTAGAAAAAAATGGAAATGTCAAGGTAGTAGATCGGTAGTTGAAGCAACTTGGACAGATTAAAAACTTCCACAAAAAAATTTGGTTTAGCCAAAAATGCTTCATATACTTAATGAAGTAATAAGAGTATTCACATTTAACAATAAAAAAAGTTATGAATTTAGATGAAATCAAGAAACGTTTAGACAAACTAAACAACAAAGGGGGAGGTGGCTCTAGCGACTTCAAAAACAATTTTTGGAGACCACCAGTAGGTGAAAAATCAGTAATCCGTATTGTACCTTACAAACACAATAAAGACTTTCCATTCTCAGAATTATACTTTTACTTTGGTATTGGTAAGCCAAGAATGATTGCTTTATCTAATTTTGATGAGTCAGACCCAATTATGGAATTTGCAACTCAATTAAAAAAATCAAACGATAAGGAAAATATGGAATTGGCTAAAAAATTATGGCCTAAATTTAGAGTTTTTGCTCCTGTATTAGTACGTGGAGAAGAAGACAAAGGGGTTAGGTTTTATGAATTTGGTAAAATGGTTTATCAAGAACTATTAGGAGTAATGGCTGATGAAGATTATGGTGATATTACAGATATCCAAAAAGGACGTGATGTTACTGTAGAAGTAATCCCAGCAGCTGAAACTGGTAAAATGTTTAATACAACAACTGTGCGTGTTAAACCAAATCAGACACCTTTAGTTAAGGATGCTAAAAAAGCAGAAGATCTTTTAGAAAATCAAAAGGATTTACTTTCTTTATTTAAGAAATATACTTTTGAAGAAATGAAAGACGAATTGCAAGGTTGGTTAAAACCAGCTGAAGAAGACGGAGGTAAAGAAACCGAAGTTAAAAAAGCACCTTCTAAAGGAAAAGAAAACCTAGATAGTAAACTTGATGAATTATTTGACTAATGGCAAAGAAAAATAAAGAAAGTTCAAATAGAGATGAACTAACAGGGATAATTACTGATTCCCTAAACAAAAAATTCAGTAAGACACACCACAGGGTTGCGTATTTTTTAGACGGCAGTGAGGATTCTCCTACTGACGTTAACGATTGGGTTTCCACAGGTTCAACAGTATTGGATCTGGCCATATCAAATCGCCCAAATGGTGGATTTCCCGTATCCAAAATCGTTGAAATTACCGGGTTAGAACAAAGTGGTAAATCCCTGTTAGCATCTCATATTATAGCAAACACACAGAAAAAAGATGGGGTTGCAGTATACATTGATACTGAATCTTCCTTAAATGCTCAATTTTTACAAGCAATTGGAGTTGATGTTGAAAAAATGGTTTATTTACCATTAGAAACGATTGAAGATATTATGGATGCCATTGAAAATGTTATTCTTAAAGTCCGAGAAAAGAATCCAAATAAACTTGTAACTATTGTAGTAGATTCGGTAGCTGCAGCAACTACTAAAATTGAATCAGCCGCTGACTTTGAAAAAGATGGTTATGCAACTCAAAAAGCAATCATTTTATCTAAAGCAATGCGTAAAATTACCAACTTAATTGGTAAAGAAAGAATACTATTAGTATTCACTAATCAATTAAGACAAAAGATGGGTGCAATGCCATTTGCTGATCAATATACTACTTCTGGTGGTAAGGCTCTACAATTTCATGCTTCAGTTAGATTAAGACTAAAACAAGTTGGAAAACTTAAAGAAAAAATCAATGGAGTAGATGAAGTTGTAGGCTCAGAGGTTGAAGCAATTGTTGTAAAAAATAGAATGGGACCACCAAACCGTAAAATTCGATACAATGTTTTTTATAGACAAGGTATAGACGATTATGGTGGATGGTTAAAATTAATGAAAAACTACAAAGTAGTTAAACAGTCAGGTCCTATTTGTAAATATACAGACACCGAAACAGGTGAAATGCTTAATTTTTCAGGTAAAGATTTAGAAAAATTATGCACAGAAAGACCTGAAATCAAAGAAGCTATGTATAGAGATACTTGTGATGCTTATGTTATGAAATACCAACATGAAGATGCACAAGATATGGATCCAGACATTGAAATTGATGAAACTGGATTATAATGGAAGACGTATTTAGTTTATTAGATAACGTTCAAAAACCGGGCGAGTTAGGGGTAAATAATAGGGTATTAATAGTAGATGGTTTAAACCTTTATTTAAGAGCGTTCGCAGTAAATGGAGCTTTAAATGATAATGGTGTACCTGTAGGGGGACTAACTGGATTTTTAAGATCTTTAGCTTATGCTATTAGAGAAGTAAACCCAACTAGAGTAATTGTAGTTTATGATGGTCAAGGAGGTAGTCAACGTAGAAGAAAAATACACCCTGATTATAAATCTAACAGAAAACCAGGCAAACGAATTACTAGATGGGATGCTTTTAAAAATACTACTGAAGAAAAGGAAGCAATGAAAATCCAATTTTCAAGATTGCTTAATTATTTAGATCTTCTTCCTATAAATGTTATTTCAATAGACCGAATTGAAGCTGATGACACAATATCTTATATAGCTCATACTTTATTAGATCAAGATGTTACTATAATGTCTTCGGATCAAGATTTTTTACAATTAGTAAATGAAAGAATTACAGTTTGGAGCCCTATAAAAAAGAAATTCTATACCCCTAGAATGGTTATAGATGATTATGGAGTACCGGCTCACAATTTTTTAATGTATAAAGTTTTAATGGGGGATAAATCTGATAACATCGAAGGTGTTAAAGGATTAGGACCTAAAAAATTACCAAAAATAGTTCCAGATCTACTTACTCATAATACCCTTGATCTTGATTTTATTTTGGAACATGCTGGTAAAGGAGAAGAACCTATGCATAAAAGAATTGTTGAGTCGGCAACTCAACTTCAATTAAATGAAAAATTAATGGATTTAAAAAACCCACCAATCTCAGGTGAATTAAAATTACAAATAACTAGATTAATAGAATCACCAATAAATTTGCTTTCCCGAAATGATTTTATTATGATGTATAATGATGATCAATTAGGAAATGCAATCCAAATTCCTGATTTATGGTTAAAAGAACATTTTACAAAATTAAATACACTAGCAAAACAAACGCATGAGTAAATTAACTCAATATGGACATTCTTTTCAGATAAAAGCACTAGCTATCTTAATTACAGATAGAGATTTCTTACAACAAATATCTGATATAATATCTCCTGAGTATTTTGATAATGATGCAGGTAAGTGGATTATTAGAAAAACACTTAAATATTATGAACAATATAAAACTATTCCCACAATGGAGGTTTTTAAAGTTGAAATTGAGGGGATTCATCAAGAATTACAAAATGTAGCTGTAAAAGATTTACTTAAACAAGCATATAAAGCATCTAAAGCAACAGATTTAAATTATGTAAAAGATGCTTTTTTAGATTTTTGTAAAAATCAAACATTAAAAAATGCTTTAATGAAATCAGTTGATCTTTTAGAATTAGGAGATTATGATGATATTAGAAATTTAATTGATAAAGCACTTAAAGCGGGAACAGAAAGAGATATAGGTCATGAATATATTGCTGAGTTAGAGGATAGATTTAGAGAAGAAGCTAGAAATACAATTGAAACACCTTGGCCTTTAATAAATAAATTACTTTGTGGGGGTTTAGGAGATGGAGACTTAGGATTAATAGCAGGAGGACCTGGAGGGGGAAAATCATGGGCTTTAGTAGCATTAGGGGCACACGCAGCTAAATTAGGATATACTGTAGTTCATTATACTTTAGAATTAAATGAAAAATATGTTGGTAGAAGATATGATGCTAATTTTACAAATATATCTGTGAGTGAAATTACTGAACATAAAGATGAAGTAAAAGAAAAAATAGAAAATTTACGTGGTGGTCTTTATATTAGAGAATATCCAGCAGGACAAGCTACAGTAAATACTTTACATGCACATTTAGAAAAATGTAAACAACAAAATATAGATCCAGATTTAGTAATTATTGATTATGCAGATTTAATGACTTCTAAATCAAGTAAAGAAAAAAGAGACAAATTAGACGATATATTTACAGGTTTAAGAGGTTTAGCTACAGAAATGAAAATACCTATTTGGACAGCTTCACAAGTAAATAGATCAGGAGCAAGAGAAGAAATAATACAAGGAGATAGAATAGCAGAAAGTTATTCTAAAATGATGATTACTGATTTTGCAATGTCTTTATCAAGAAATGCTGATGATAAAGAAAATGGAACAGGAAGATGGCATATTATGAAAAATAGATATGGGGCAGATGGTATGACTTATGATAGTATTATGGATACTTCAATAGGTAAGATCGAAATAAATATAAGAGGAAACAACAGAACTGAACAAACTCCACCAGGAAATCTTTCGCCCGCACAGCGAAGAAGACTTCGTGGAGCTTCTGATAATTTTTTTAATCTTTAATGGGTCTTTTTTATATATATTGTACTTATACCCACACAAAGGGATTTCCCTTTTTTTTTAACAATAATAATTAACCTTTAATCAATCATTAAATGAATATTACGCAAGAAATTTTATCAGATATCGTAGTTTATAACAAATACGCGAAATACCTTCCTAAAAAACAAAGAAGAGAAACTTGGAAAGAGTTAGTTACAAGAAATAAAAAAATGCATCAAGCAAAATTTCCTAAATTAAAAGAAGAAATTGAAGAAGTTTATGAAATGGTATATGATAAAAAAGTTTTACCCTCAATGCGTAGTTTACAATTCGCAGGAAAACCTATTGATATAAATAATTCTAGAATTTTTAATTGTTCTTATTTACCAATTGACGATTGGAGATCATTTAGTGAAGTAATGTTTTTATTATTATCAGGTTGTGGAGTAGGTTATAGTGTTCAAAAACACCATATTGAAAAATTACCAGAAATTAGAATCCCTAAAAAAACAAGAAGATTTTTAGTAGGAGATTCAATTGAAGGTTGGGCTGATGCAGTTAAGGTGTTAATGAAATCTTATTTTGGATTAGCAACAGCAAGACCTATTTTTGATTTTCGTGATATTAGACCAAAAGGAGCAGAATTAATTACAGTGGGGGGTAAAGCACCAGGACCAGAACCATTAAAAGAATGTTTATTTCAAATACAAAAAGTACTTGATCGAAAAGAAGACGGAGATCAATTAAAACCAATAGAAGCACATGATATTATATGTCATATTGCAGATGCGGTATTATCTGGGGGTATTCGTAGAGCTGCGTTAATTTCTTTATTTGATTTACATGATAATGAAATGTTAACTTCAAAACATGGTGCATGGTGGGAAATGAATCCACAAAGAGGTAGAGCTAATAATTCGGCTGTAGTTATTCGTTCAAAAGTTAGAAAAAAAGACTTTTTTGAATTATGGGGAAAAATTGTAGCTAGTAATTCAGGTGAACCTGGAGTATATTTTTCAAATGATAAAGATTGGGGAACTAATCCATGTTGTGAAATTGCATTAAGGCCCTATCAATTTTGCAATCTAACAGAAATTAATGTATCCAATGTAGAATCACAAGAAGATTTAAATGAAAGAGTAGCAGCTGGTGCTTTTTTAGGAACTTTACAAGCAAGTTATACAGATTTTCATTATCTTCGTGATATTTGGAAGAGAACAACAGAAAAAGACGCACTTGTTGGTGTAGGGATGACAGGAATCGCAAGTGGTAAAGTTTTAGAATTTGATTTAGAAGAATCAGCTAAATATGCCAAAAAAACAAATGAAGATATTGCAAAAATTATAGGAATCAATAAAGCAGCTCGTGTAACAACAGTAAAACCCTCAGGAACTAGTTCATTAGTATTAGGAACTTCCTCAGGAATTCATGCTTGGCATAATGATTTTTATATTAGACGTATGAGATTAGGTAAAAATGAAGCACTTTATCAATACTTAGCAGCAAATCATCCAGAATTAATAGAAGATGATTTCTTTAAACCAAATTTACAAGCAGTTGTTTCAGTCCCACAAAAATCACCAGAAGGTGCAATTTATAGAACAGAATCAGCATTAGATTTATTAGAAAGAACTAAAAAATTTAATTTAGAATGGGTAAAAGCAGGACATAGAAAAGGAGCTAATACAAATAATGTTTCAGCTACAATTTCAGTTAAACAAAATGAGTGGGATATAGTAGGAGAATGGATGTGGAAAAATAAAAACACATTTAATGGTTTAGCTGTTTTACCTTATGATAATGGTTCTTATACACAAGCCCCTTTTGAAGATATAACAGAAGAAAAATTTCTAAAAATGGAAAGTTACTTAAATAAAATTAAATTAAATAAAATAGTTGAAATGACAGACGAAACTGATTTAAAAGATCAAGCAGCCTGTGCGGGAGGATTGTGTGAAATAGTATAATGAATATACATGATATAATAGAAATACAAGGAAGAATGTTTCAAGTAAAAAGAAAATTCCCTCTAGATAGATTAAATTTAAATGTGGAAGATTGGATAAATACTTTAAAACAATATTACCATGTAGATTCTCTTTTTAAAGCAGAAGGTCAATTATGGTTATGTAATGAAATAAAAACAATAGAATATGTCGAAATCAGAAATTAATCCAGAAGAATTATTAGAAGATATTAGTAAAGTGTTTAGTATTATTAATAAATTAGAAGACACCGATAATATTGAAAAAATTAATATAAATAAACTTACTAAACAAACAAAAAAATTAGAAAAAGAAATTAAAGAAAAATATTCAGATAATTTGGATATCAAAAAATAATTTAATATAATAAAGTTATGTTTGTAAGTACAAAGGTTTTTGATGGTTTTAGTTGTTGTTTTAGACAATGGAAAGCCACTACTACACATTGCCAATATCTACATGGATATGGTGTTTCATTTAAAGTATGGTTTGAAGGTGATTTAGATGAAAGAAATTGGGTTTGGGATTTTGGAGGTATGAAAAGAGCCAAAACTAAAATTGATGGTAAATCACCTAAAGAATGGATGGATTATATGTTTGATCATACTGTTTTAATAGCAGAAGATGATCCTATGAGAATGAAATTTGAAATGTTAAATAACATTCAAGAAAGAGGAAAACAATATGAAGGACCTATGAGAGTTAGAATAGTCCCTGCTACTGGAGCAGAAAAATTTGCAGAATTTATTTATCATAAATTAAATAAATTTGTAAAAGAAGAAACTAATGGACGTGTTAAAGTAGGACAAGTAGAATTTATGGAACACAATAAAAACTCAGCAATTTATACAGAATAATATGTTTAAAGTATCACACGAGCTACCAATTAATATGCTCGATAAAAGTTTTGAAATTAATGATTATGAGTATTGTTTACCTCATTTATTAGATCGAAATGAAACTTATAGAAGGCATTTTGAAGATGCTAAAGAATCAGGTAGTTATATTATAATGGATAATTCACTTCATGAATTAGGTTTTGCTTATAAAACAGATAGATTATTACATTGGATTAACCATTTAGAACCAAATGAATTTATAGTTCCAGATGTATGGCAAAATAAAGCAAAAACATTAGTTAATGCCAAAAGTTGGATGAATAATTATGAATTACCTGAAAACACAACAAAAGTAGCAGTAGTACAAGCTAATTCATATGGTGAAGCTCTAGAATGTTATGATATTTTACATTTTCATTTAGGTTATAAAAAAATAGCATTTAGTTATGGTGCTGATTGGTATGCTGAAGAGTTTCCTCACCCTAATCCATTAGTAGGTAAAATGATGGGTCGTGTAATGACTATATCAAAATTATATCAAAATAAAACAATAACAGATAGTCACAGAGTACATTTATTAGGATGTGCTTTACCACAAGAATTTGGTTATTATGCTGACTTTCCATTTATAGAATCAATTGACACATCAAACCCAATAATCCACGGTCTACAGGGTGTAAAATACAACAGTTTGGGGTTATTAACAAAATCATCAACAAAAATAGACCAAATAGAAGAAGAAATCACTACAGAAAGACTGTATGATATTAATCACAATCTTATCCAATTTAAAAATTTTATAAAGGATAGTAATACACAATTATATTAAAATGATTACCTTAATTACAATTACAATATGTGCCTTAATTTTTGCCTCTTATGTGTATATTTCACATGATAAAATAGCACGAAGAAAAGCAGAAAGTTACCTAGCAGAATGGAAACTAAAAGAAGAAAAAAGAATTAGAAATGACGCACATGCAAGAAGTAGAGCAGTGGGTTGGGGAAAAACAATAGAAAAATTTGTACCTTGGATGGGGGGATTTCCATGTGATCCTAAAGATGCAATATTTTTGGCAAAACCTATAGATTATCTTTGTTTTACAGATAGAGATAATAAGAAAAAATCAGCAATTCATCTTATAGAAGTAAAAAGTGGAAATGCTAATTTAAGTAAAGATCAAGAAGGAATCAGAGCAGCAGTTAAAAATAATAGAGTATATTGGCATGAAGTAACTGTTGATGGATATTTGGCTGATGGAAAAAATGTTATTACAAAAACACATAAAAATAAAAAATAAATATGAGACAAGCAGTTTTATCATTATCAGGAGGAATGGATAGTAGTACAGTATTACTTCATTTATTAGATAAGGGTTATGAAGTAACAGCAGTTAGTTTTAATTATGGTCAAAAACATAATATAGAATTAGAAAGAGCACAACAATTAGTAGATTATTTAAAAGAAAATGGTTATCCAATAAAATATCAAGAAATAACATTATTTGGACTAGTTGATCTTTTAAATTCAAATTTAGTACAAGGGGGAGAAGAAGTACCTGAAGGACATTATGAAGAAGAAAATATGAAAGATACAGTTGTACCTAATAGAAATAAAATGTTTTCATCAATTATTCAGGCAGTAGCTTTATCTATTGCAGATGAACATCAACCGGTAGAAATAGCAATGGGTATCCATGCAGGTGACCACGCAATTTATCCTGATTGTAGACAAGAATTTAGAGATGCAGATTATAAAGCATTTTGTGAAGGTAATTGGGATGCTGAATGGGTAACTTATTATACACCTTATCTAGATGGTGACAAATATGATATTCTAAAAGATGGTGAAAGATGTTGTGAAAGATTAGGATTAGATTTTGATGAAGTTTATAAAAGAACAAACACATCATACAAGCCAGACGCAGAAGGTAAATCAGATTATAAATCAGCTTCATCTGTAGAAAGAATTGAAGCATTCCTAAAATTAGGAAGAAAAGACCCAGTTGAATATATCGATGGATGGGAAACAGCTAAAAAACACGTAGAACAATTATTATTAAATTATTAAAAATGGAATTAAAAAAAGAAGTTAAAAACTATTTAGTTAAACAAAACGAAAAAGAAAGATTAGAAAGATTAGAAAAAAACTCTAAATTAAAAGAAATTACTATTTGGACTAACCCGTCAGTCCCTCTTTGTAAAAGTATGGTAGAAACACTTAAATCAGAAGGTATAAAATATACTGAAAAATCTACAACAGATCATAAAAATGAGTGGAATGAAATATCAACAATAGTTAATATAAATATGGTTCCTTTAGTAATAGCTAATAAAAATTATTTAGTTTATAAAAGAGATTTTCATAATGTTCAACAATTAATAGGAGCTATTCAGGTTGTATGTGATCCTGAATTTAAAAACCCTAAAAATGAAGATAAAATATTAGAATATATAAAAACAAATACTTATCAATTATGGAATAAAATTGATCAACTAGAAAAAGTAGTATCTCCATTAGCAAATGTTATGGATGCTGTTATGGAAGATTTAAAAAATGAAAAAGAAGAAGTAGAAGAAGAAACTGAGCCACTTCCTAAAAATGAGTAATAAAAGAATAGAAGATTATAATAAAAAATTACCTATTTTAGAGGTATATCGTTGCATTCAATCTGAAGGAAGCAGGATTGGAAGACCAACTATCGCAGTTAGAACAACTGGTTGTACGCATAGATGTTACTTTGGAGAAGGTGGTTGGTGTGATTCTTGGTATACAAGTATTCATCCTGAAAAAGGTATACATACTTTTAATGATATTATAAAAATATATGATGAAAACCCACATATAAAAGAAATGATGTTAACAGGAGGATCGCCTACAATGCACCCTGCTTTAATTAACGAATTAACCCACTTTGCTTATGAAAGAGACATTATTATTACTATCGAAACTGAAGGATCTGCTTTTGTTGAAACCGATTATCCTATTGGTGTTATTTCTCTTAGCCCTAAGTTTTCTAATAGTGTTCCTGTTGTTGGGGCTGTTACACCTGCTGGGAAGGTTGTTGACGAACGATTTATTCAAATCCATAACAGAAAAAGACAAAACACAGATGCTATAAAAAAGATGATAGCATTTCATTCTGATTATCATTTCAAACCAGTATGGGATGGAACAAAAGAAAATTTAAAAGAAATTGAAGCATATAGAGTTGAATTAGATATACCTAAAAACAAAACATTTATTATGCCTGCAGGAGATAACAGAGAACAATTAATTAAAATGTATCCTTTAGTATTTAATATGTGTGCTGAACATGGTTATAACATGACAGGTCGAGATCATATTATTGCCTTTGATACACAAAGAATGGTATAATGACTTTAAAAGAAATTTATGCCATACTTAAAGAAATAGAAGACCATGTTGAAGATACTTGTTGTGCTGTAACTATGGATCCTTTAGATATAAAAGATTTAATAACAAAATTAAGAATAGCAATACATGAATACTCAAAAGAAAATAATACCAAGTAACGAAATACTTACAGCGGTTAATGGTTTAGGCCAAATTATAACTAGTAGATGCAATAAACACGGTGGGGGAATTGTGTTTATATGTGTTATGAAAGGAGGATTTATGTTTTTTAGTGATTTAATTAAAAAAGTAAATTATCCAATTGAAGTTGATTTTATCAAATGTAGTTCATATGATGGTTTTGAACAAAAAGAACTAGAAATACATTATGATATTGAAGTAGATGTAATAGATAAAACAGTATTTATTGTAGATGATATTTTGGATACAGGAGGTACAATGAAAGTTTTAACAAAACATTTTGAAAAATTAGGAGCTAAACAAGTTGAAACAGTTTCAGCAGTTTATAAAGAAAATTTGGACTTTCCAAATCACTTTTATATATACAAACAGAAAGAAAACGAAAATCCTTGGTACATTGGGTATGGTATGGATGGACCAAAAGGATATAGTAGAAATTTAGATACAATACATACATTATAATGAGTAAAAAATTTAATTTAGAATGCGTACAAGAAGGATTTGCTAATGGTGTTGCACCTGGTTTCCCCTTAAACGACAAACAAAAAGAAAAAATGATTAATCGTGCTGCTAAAGCGTACGGTAAATTTTTAGACGAATTAGGATGCGATTGGAGAAATGATCCTAATTCAAACGATACACCAAAACGTGTAGCTAAAGCTTATGTAAATGATTTATGGGCTGGTAGATACACTGAAATGTCGCCAATTACTTCATTTCCCTCCGATGGTTACGATGGAATTGTAATCGAAAGAAACATTCCATTAACTTCAATGTGTTCACATCATCATCAAACAATTGGTGGTGTTGTACATGTTGGTTATATTGTAGGAGAAAATGGTAAAGTAATTGGTTTAAGTAAATTAAATAGAGTTGTTGAACATTTTGGTAGAAGAGGTGCTATACAAGAACAACTAACTTCAGCTATACACAATGCTGTAGATAAAATCTGTGAAAATAATTTGGGTGTTATTATTACAGTAGTAGCTACTCATAATTGTGTAAGTTGTAGAGGTGTTAAACACAGAGGTGCTGCAATGGTTACAACTAAAGCATCAGGTGTGTTTAGACATAATGGAAATGACGCAAGACAAGAGTTTTTTAACTCACTTAAAATTAATAACGGAGGACATCAAATATGATAGAATTTTTAAGACACGCTTTAGGTTTATGTGGAGAATCACATCCTAATTTATTACATCTATTATTTGGTACCCCCGCAGTAGGATATATAATATATAAAATTAAAAGTTATGGCATATTACATCGCAACCGTAAAAGTTCAAGATGAGAACGAAAGGGGTAGAATTACTAACACAAATGAAATATATTGTGTAGAAGCAGAATCAGTAACATTAGCAGAAGCTAAAGTAATAAAAGAATTTGAGGGTTATCAATTAGATTACCAAGTAAAATCAGTAAAAGAATCAAAAATTATTAAAATATTAGAATAATGGGTAAACAATTAGAATTATTTGAAGATCAAAAATTATCTTCAAAATATTGGAATGTACCTTTTGTAGATGAAGTACAAGAGTTTAACGATACATTTGGTAAACCAAATAATTATGAACCAATGATTGGTGATAAAAAAGAATGGAAATTTGTATATGATTTTATTCTTGAAGAATTAGAAGAATATAGAGAAGCTTGTGAAAAAGGAGATATAGTAGGAATATTAGATGCATTATGTGATATTACTTATGTTTCTTTAGGTAATGGTACTTTATTACACGGTTTAAAAGGTAAAATTTGGAAAGCATACCAAGAAGTACAGGCTTCAAATATGTCTAAAACTTGTGAAACAGAAAGCGAAGCAAAAGCAACTGTTGCTCGAAGATCAGAAGAAAAAGGTCATCCATGTCATTATGAAAAAATAGGAGATCGTTATGTAGTATATCGTTCAAGCGATAGAAAAGTAATGAAATCAATCAATTATTTCGCACCAAACTTAAAACAATTTTTTACAGATGAAGAACTTAGACAAACTACCGGATCCTAAAAAACATCAATTAATAAGCTTTGTTAAATCAGGGATAAGAATATTAGGTTATATTTTTATACCTTTTGATTTAGGTGCTGCAGTAACATTATTAGTAGTATCAGAAGCAGTAGGAATTCTTGAAGAAATGGTATAAATAACTTGGAAAAATAAAAT